GTCAGAAGAAAAAAGTAGAACTTATACTTAATAATCGTAAAGTTATTTTGATGGAAGGCAGACAGCAGGGTAAGACTGTAACAGCAGCGGCCTGCATACTTCATTATACTATATTTCAAAGCGACAAGACTGTTGCTATCATGGGTAACAAAACAGCATCAGCAAGAGAGGTGTTGGCACGTTATCAAACTATGTACGAAAACCTGCCTATATGGATGCAGCAGGGTGTAAAGACATGGAACAAGGGTGACGTTGAATTAGAAAATAATTGTAGAATATTCACAGCAGCAACGACTACTTCAGGTATTCGTGGTAAGTCTGTAAACTGGTTGTACATTGACGAGGCGGCAATCATTCCGAACAATGTTGCGGATGAGTTCTTTGCTTCTGTATATCCTACTATTTCTGCTGGTGAAACTACAAAGATTCTACTCACTTCAACTCCATTGGGATACAATCACTTTTGGAAGTTTTGGAATGAAGCGGAGAAGAAAGCAAACGGGTTTATTCATCATTTTATTCCGTACAAAGAAATACCCGGTAGAGATGAGAAGTGGGCAGAAGAACAACTTAAACTTCTTGGCGAACTAAAGTTTAACCAAGAGGTTCTGTGTGAGTTTCTCGGCTCTAGTAATACACTTATTAATGCTAGAACTATTGCTACACTGAGTTCTAAGGAGCCCATATTCTATAATGATGATGGTCTAAGGATATACGAAGAACCAAAAGAAGAACATTATTATTGTATTACTGTAGACACTGCTAGAGGTATTGGCGGAGACTACTCTGCTTTTGTTGTAACAGATATAACAGATATGCCATATAGAGTAGTGGCAACATACAGAAATAATAGAATAGCACCTCTGTTGTATCCTGAGGTTATAGCAAAGTTAGGTAGAGACTTCAACGATGCCTATATATTATGTGAAAATAATGACATAGGTGGACAAATTGTTGAAATCCTACATGAGGAAATAGAATATAGTAATATATTTAGCACGGTAACTGAGAAAAGTAGACAGTATGTTTCTCCTGGATTTGGCAGAAGTTCTAGATTGGGAGTGAATACTTCTAAACAAGTAAAAAGACAAGGTTGTTTTAGCTTTAAATCATTGATGGAAGAAAAGAAATTACTAGTGTTTGATGCTGAAATCATACATGAAATTTCTACTTTTATTGAAAAGGGACAGGGGTATCAGGCAGATGAAGGATATCACGATGACTTAGTGATGTGTTTAGTTATGCTTGGTTGGTTGTCTACAATGCCCTTTTTCAAAGATTTGGTTGATGTAAACACAAGAGAAGGGTTATATAAAGAAAACATAACAGAAATACAACAAACATTAACGCCTTTTATTATACATAAAGCTACTGATGAACCCGAAGGAGAGGTAATTTCCGGAGATTATTGGTTAACAGATGAAGGCTATAGTAGTAAAATAAAGGATTTGGGGTTTAAATATTAAATTTTATAAATAGTCTAGATGATATTCAATGTTATTAGACAATAATTAACGAGGAGAATAAACATGGCGTTTCAGCTATCACCCGGTGTTCTCGTACAAGAAACAGACGTCACCGCAATCGTCCCCGCTGTTGCCACTTCTATTGGTGGTACTGTTGGGTATTTTTTGTGGGGTCCTTGTAACGAGATTATAACCGTAAGTAATGAACAAGAATTGGTTTCCCGCTTTGGCAAGCCTAACGAGGTAACAGCACCAGGCTTCCTGGCTGCAACTTCATTCTTGGCATATGGCTCTGCTCTTAAAGTAGTAAGAGCAGGAAGTACAGGAATGAAAAATGCAACCTCTTTGCAAACAAAGGGTGTTGCTTCAATTGCAGTAGATGTTGCTGGTTCAGGTTATACCTCAGCTACAGTAGCAATTTCTGCTCCAGACGATGCTGATGGAACACAAGCAACAGCAACAGCAACACTTGTAGCAGGCGAAGTTACTGCTATTACAGTATCAACGGCCGGTTCAGGATATTCTAGTGCACCGACTGTAACAATTTCAGGAGACGGCACTAGTGCTACTGCTTCAGCTACTTTGAACAGTGTTTCAGAAGGCCTTTTAATTGAAAACGAAGATGACTATGAAGAAAACCATGCTAGTGGCACTGTAGTAGGTATGTTTGCAGCTAAATATGGCGGCGTTTTAGGTAACAGCCTAAAAGTTTCAATGGCAGATTCTTCAACATTCTCATCTTGGTCATACGCAACCGAATTTGATTATGCCCCAACAGCTACACCTTGGGCTACAAATCAGGGCGCAACACAAGATGAAATGCACATGATTGTAGTAGATGAAGATGGAGACATTACAGGTACTGCAGGAACTATCCTAGAAAAATTTGCAGGTGTTTCTAAAGCAGGCAATGCTAAGGACACTTTCAATTCTTCTAACTATTATAAGGATGTTTTAAATCAGAGATCAGAGTATGTTTGGCATACAGGTCATCCAGCAGGTCATTTAAACTGGGGTAACCCAGGTAGTAACGGAACTGCTTACATTTTGGTTTCTGCTCTGACCGATCCAACTGAGGTCACCTCTAGTTTAGCAGGTGGCAATTTGGGTACTCAGGCACCTAGCTTCCTTCAAACAGGTTGGGATCTTTTTGCGAATGACGAACTTGTAGATGTAAACTTACTCGTAACAGGTGACGTATCGGCAACTGTTGCTAAATATGTTGTTGACAATGTTGCAGATATTCGTAAAGATTGTATTGCATTTGTTTCACCGATCC